AAGATAGGTGGGAATCGGGTAATTACTCAAAAGAAGAATTAATTGCATTTGAAGATGATATTATTTCACATTGGGAAAATGGTGAAATTAGAGGCCCAATTCACTTATCAAACGGAAACGAAGAACAACTTATAGAAGTGTTCAAAAAAATATCTCCAACAGATTGGGTATTCTCAACTTGGAGGTCTCATTATCATGCACTTTTACATGGTGTTGAAAAATCAAAACTAAAACAAAAAATATTGGATGGTAAATCAATTACTATTGTAGATAAAGATTCTAAGTTTTACTCATCCGCAATTGTAACAGGTACTCTACCTATTTCATTAGGAGTTGCTAAATCAATCAAGTACAATGGTGGTGATGATAAAGTTTGGGTTTTTGTTGGAGATATGGCATTTGAAAGTGGAATCTTTTATGAAGTTCACAAATATGCAAGAAACTATGATTTACCACTTTATTTTGTTGTAGAAGATAATGGTGTGAGTACCAACACACCAACTTTAGATACATGGAATGGTATTCAAAGAGAACTACCAGAAGATGTAGTATATTATAATTACGAATCAAAATATCCACACTATGGTACTGGTAAGTGGGTAGTATTTTAAAAACTATGAAAAAAGAATATACACATACAACTCTTGTTACAGGATGTAGTGGGTTAGTTGGATATCATGTTGTAAAAAAATTAGCAGAATCTATACCAGATGATTATGTTGTTGTTGGTATTGATATTAAAGAACCTAAATATGACTACAAACAATTTGGTGATAAATTTGTATTTCATAATATTGATTTAACAGATTATCATAAGGTTAGTGCAATATTTGAATTATACAATATAAACGATGTAATGAATTGTTTTGGAATCAAAGGTACACCTGCAACAGCTAAATCATATCCTGTTAATTTTCTTGTACCATCAATACAAGCAAATATTAACCTTATAAAAAATTGTCAACATCATAGTGCTTATATGTGCTTTCTATCATCAGTTGGTGTATATGCATCTGCAGAAGAATTTGAAGAAGATACTGTTTGGGAAACTCTTCCATCACAACATGATTGGTTTCCTGCTTGGAGTAAAAGAGTACCTGAATTAATTATAGATGCGTATAGGCAACAATTTGGGTGGATAAATTGGACAATACTAAGACCTTCAAATATATTTGGAGAATATGATAATTACGGAGAAAATGCCATGGCTATACCAGCAACCATCAAAAAGGTTTATGAATCAGATGGAGAAATTGAAGCGTGGGGAGATGGAACACCAATAAGAGATTATGTATATGCTGGTGATGTTGCTGAAGCGTGTTTAATATCCGCTAAAAAAAGATTACATACTGAAATTATAAATGTTGGTAGTGGTGTAGAAACAACTATAAAAGAAATGATTGAAACCACAATAAAAATTAGTGGTAAAGATATAAAAATAAATTGGGATACTTCAAAACCAAATGGAGAACCAAAGAGAAAAATGAATACCGAAAAACAAGAAGATTATGGGTTGTTACCTAAGTATGGATTTGAAGAAGGTATTAGAAAAACATATGAACATTATAAAAACAATATAAATGAGTAGTCCAGAATACACACCTTATTTAGATGCTTTAACAGAAGCAATGAAACTTACAATGGAAGATGATAAAACAATATTCATCGGACAACAGATAGTTTATTATGGTAACCCAATGAGTAAAACCATTGAGGGATTACCAAAAGAAAGAATGATAGAAACACCAGTGATGGAAGAAACCCAAATGGGAATGACAATGGGATTGGCAATGACCGGTCATCAAGTTGTTACATTTTATCCAAGGTGGGATTTCTTAATTCTTGCAGTAAATCAATTAGTAAACCATTTAGATAAGTTAGAAGCAATGTCTGATGGTGAATGGAAACCAAATGTGATTGTAAGAGTTGGTAAGGGAAGTGATACACCATTAGACCCAGGCCATCAACATAAGGCAGATTATACAAATGCGTTTAGAGATATTGTTACGAATTGTACTATTGAAAAATTAGATACATCGGAAAAGATTTTACCAGCATATAAGAAAGCTTTATCTGAAGGTGGAATACATATATTAGTAGAGTATCCTGAACTATATTATAAAAATTAAATTATGAGTGTTTTAAAAAAAATATTTTTATTTCCATATGTGTACGTTAAAAGTTGGTATATCAAGAGAAAATTAAAAAAACAATATAAAAAGAAATTAGAAGAACTTCGTAAAAGAGACCCATTTATTTACAAGAATCATTAATTCTTTTTTCTTCCATATTTATATACTGACAAGGTGTACCAAATATGAATGAACTTTCCAAATTTCTCGTAGAGAGTATAATGGAGGATGCGAATCCTATTAAAAAAACAGTAGTTATCTATGTGGGTAGGTTTCAACCTATGCACAAAGGACACTATGGTACTTACCAACACCTTGTCAAAAAGTTCGGTAAGGATAATGTTTATGTTGGTACATCTGATAAGGTTGAAAAACCTAAATCACCTTTTAACTTCAAAGAGAAGGTGAAAATTATGACTACTATGTTTGGAATACCAAAATCCAAAATACATAAAGTCAGAAATCCATACAAACCCACAGAAATTCTTAAAAAGTTTGATGAGAAAACAACTGCATTCGTAACTGTTGTTGGTGAGAAAGATAAAAGTAGATTAAAGCCAGATAGTGGTAAATACTTTCAATCATACAAAGGAGAACCATCTGTGGGATATAGGGATGGTGGTTATGTTTATGTTGCACCTCAAAGTGGTGGTGGAATAAGTGGTACAGAAACTCGTAATGGTTTATCGGTTGGTTCTGATGAACAGAAAAAGGATTTCTTTAAGAAACGAGCGTATGGAAAGTTCAACGCAACTATCTTTAAGATGATTACTGATAAACTCGATGAGGGAATTGAAATTTCTAAAGAGATGATTGAGGAGTGGTTAATCAATGAGAGTTCTAAGATGGGAAGTGGTCAAGCAGATGATGGGCCAAACTTCTTTTTTCCCAATTACGATGTATTTTCCAAGATAAATGTAGATAGAGCAACACGAATTGGTTATGAGGTAGTTAATATGATTTCTAACAAAGAGTTAGAAGATATTTACGACCATCCAATTTATCCCAATGGGCCTGTTGGAGCGGTAACACCTTTTCCTGCTGGTATCTTGGGTACAACAACTGCAAATAACCAAGTAGATATCTATTCAACTGATGCTTATTCTAAGTGGTTTAAGCATGTAACTCGTAGTGCATCAATGGTTGGTTATGAGTTAGTAAAAGGATTGGGAATCAATAAGGATGTAAAAGATGCATCGTTAGATTCTCAAAAAGGTGATAAGAAAGCACAACAAGAGTATGAAGCATCTTTAAATGAAAATATAGTACTACCAATTAAAGTTGGGGATACTATTATGACTGGTAGATTTAAAAACAAGAAAACAATTGTTAAATCAATCGGTAAAGATGAACATGGGATGCCTACTATTAATGGTAGAAAAGTAGTTAACTTCAGAATGGTTAAGGAAGGGTTTATATCAGAACTTGCAGGAACAGCTGTAAAGTGTAAAAAGTGTAATCACTCTTGGGAAATTGAATCTGAAGATACCGAAAAGTACTTATGTCATTCATGTGGATGGGATTCTCAGAAACAAGAGTATGATTTTGATGCATTTGATTCTTGGAAAGAGAAAATGGGTTTGAATGAAGAACTCGATGAACGAGGGAAAATGAGACCTTCTGATAAATTGAGAAGAAAAGCGGCAATGGCTGGTAAGAGAGCTCAAATAGCAAGAAGAAGAGCAAGAACGATGAAAAGAAGAAAACCTCTTGCTAAACTTAAGAAGATTGCTTACAAAATGGCATACAGACAAGTTTATGATGAGTTTGCAAAAGATTTATTTCCTGATATCAAAAAATCTGATTTAAGTATAAAACAATCACAAGTAGTTCACAAAAACGTAGTTAGAAAAAAAGGTAGAATAATGAAAAGAGCTAAGTTTAGATTTCTACCAGCTCTTAGACAAAAAGAATTTGATAAGTTTCAAGGTAAAAACGAAAACATGATTGGGTATGCAGGACCTGAAGATATGAAACGTTTTGATAAACAAAATAAGGAATATAGAAAAACAGCAGATTCCGATAAAGAGTATCAATACGAACCAATCAAAGAAGTAAATGAATTCTTTTACATGGATTTTAAAAAGTATGTTTATAAAAACAGAAAACAAATCAACCAAAAGATAAAAGGATTATCAGATAAAGAAAAAAAGAAGTTTTTAGAGTTACTTTGGAAAAAACAAATTGGTAAAGGATTTGGTAAAGATGTAGATGGTAGTGAATTACACCAAATGTTAAAAAAAGACAAAGTAGTTAAAGAAGGATTAAAAGAATTAGGAATAAAAGATTTTAAATCGTTATTTAAGAAAATGCCTTCTGATTTACAAAAGAGAGTTTACAATCTAAAGAACTTTGGACAGAGAGTAGATAAACATCCTGAAGGAAATGTTCTTAAACACACAATCACAGTTGTAAATCGTTCAATCAAAGAAGATGATATTGATATTGCAATTGCAGCAATGTTCCATGATATAGGAAAAGATGAAACTGCTGGTATCCATCCAAAGAAAGGACATATTACTCACTTCGGTCATGAGAAAGTATCTGCGAACTTGGTAAACAAATACAAAAAATGGATTCAATCAGTTGGTGGAGATGTGGATTCGGTTCATTATATCGTAAAAAATCATATGAGATACAAACAACTATCTGATATGAGACCAAAGAAACAGGCAGATTTAAAATCACATCCTTTATTTAGTAAACTAAGTAAATTTTCTAAACACGATAGAGGTGGATTGGATGAATCTACTTTAAAATTAAGAGTTCCATCAGATATTCTAAAAATTCAAAAAGGATTTAAAAAGAATGGTAAGAAACTTTATGTAGTTGGTGGAGCTGTAAGGGATGCTATACTTGGAAAATCACCAAAGGACTTTGATTTGGCAACAGATGCAAAACCAGATGAGGTTTTAAAGATTGCCAAGGATTTAGGAATGAAAACTGTTGAGGTTGGTAAATCATTCGGAGTTGTAATGGTTGGTGGACATGAAATAGCAACATTTAGAAAAGATATTGGTAAAGGTAGGAGACCTTCATCTGTTGATTATACAGATATCGAGGGTGATGTACGAAGAAGAGATTTAACTATTAATGCTTTATTCTATGATATCGATAGAAAAGAGATAGTTGATTTAGTTGGTGGTATAAAAGATTTACAAAAGAAGAAAATCAGAACAGTTGGTAAGGCAGAAGAAAGATTTGATGAGGACCCGTTAAGAAAACTAAGAGCTTTAAGATTCCAAGCAAGGTTGGGTGGTAACTTAGATAAAGAATTACTTGATGCTTTACAAAAAGACCCATCACTTAAAGGAGTATCATTTGAAAGAGTTAGAGATGAGGTTATAAAATCAATCAAATCAGCTAAAGATACTAAAAAGTATATGGAGTTGAATGATAAGATTGGATTCACTTCACTAATATTCCCAAATCTTAAAATATCTAAACCTTACATCAAGGATAATGATTATATCTTGTTCCTTGCATCACTATTCAAAAAGAATTCACCTTCGGTATTAGGAAAACAATTAAACAAATTAACTTATTCTAATGACGAAAAAAATAATATTGTATTTTTAGTATCATTACAACACTTTAGACCAGAAGAAATTGTAGTATTCAAGAAACTACAAGAAAAAACATCTTTATCAGATGACCAAATCCTTAAATTTGGTAAGTTGATTGGGAAGGATATGAAAAAGTTCGTAAACTTTAACTTATCTATTGGTGGAAAGGATGTTCCATCTGATATCAAAGGACCTGAAATAGGATTGTGGATTAAAAATAAAGAAAAGGAAAAATTTATGAATGAAATAGAACAACTAATAAGTGATATTGATGATAAGTTGGTTGAAATGTTTTTACCAAACACTAAAACACCACAACAACTAATAAAAGAAAACATAAACGAATCTAAATTACTCCAAGAAGGTGGTGCGTATGGACATATGTCTCACCCATTTGATACTGATATCAATTTAACCTTTGGACAACTTAAAGATATCGTAAATAGAGCACTTGAAGGTACACTTGAGTACACCAGAGAGAAAACCGATGGTCAAGCTCTTGCTATTTCATGGAGAGATGGGAGATTAGTAGCAGCAAGAAACAAAGGACACTTAAAAAACAAAGGTGAGAACGCTTTAGATATCAAAGGTGTATCAGATAAGTTCCAAGGTAGAGGAGGTTTATCAGATGCATACAATTATGCTATGAAAGACCTTTCAAATGCAATAAAATCCCTTTCAGATAAACAAAGAGATAAGGTATTCAAACAAGGAGCGTGTTTTATGAACCTTGAAGTGATATATCCAACATCAGTTAATGTGATTCCTTATGGCCAAGCGTTACTTGTGTTTCATGGAACTATGGAATATAACGATGAGGGTGTTGCTATAGGTGAAAATGGTGAAGCAGCAAGAATATTAGCTGGTATGATTAAACAAGTGAACAAAGATGTACAAGATAACTACACTATTCAAGGCCCACCTGTTGTAAAATTACCAAAATCACAAGATTTATCTAAAAAACGTAGTAAATATTCATCACAGATATCTAAATTACAGAAAGAATTTAGTTTAAAGGATACTGATGGTGTTGCAAACTATCACCAAGCATGGTGGGAACAATGGGTTGATAAAAATTCACCATCAACACTCGATAACAAAACCAAAATGGGGTTAGTTAAGAGATGGGCATTCATGGATAAGAAGTTTAGATTAGATAAAAAGAATATTACTGATGAAAAAACATTAGAGTGGGCTAAGAAAACAGATAAAGATGACCAAAAAAAGATTTCTAAACAGAATCTAATGAAGTTTGAACAGATTTTCTTAGGATTAGGTGCAGAAGTATTAGAATTTACTTCATCTGCTTTAACTGTTAATCCTGATTCCGCAGTTCGTGATATGAAAAAACGAATTGATAAAACAATCAAAGATGTTAAGAAATCAGGTGACCCAAAGAAGATAGAAAAACTTAAATTAGAACTTGGTAGATTAAATTCTATTGGTGGTTCTAATAAAATTGTACCAAATGAAGGTATTGTATTCTTATATAATGGTAATACTTTCAAACTCACAGGAACATTTGCATCAGTAAATCAAATACTCGGTATTTTCTTCTAAAATTTCGGTTTCTCTATTTTTATATATTTATATACACAACATAACCTAATGTATAATAATGGGAAAAGAATTTAAAAAGAAATATATGCATCCAACTCGTAGAAAGTTGGTAGATATGGTTCAGACAGGAAAGTATGATAAAAATACAACTGTTGGTTGGACTAAAAAGAAAGAATCTCATAAAGTAGGTGATGTTTGGGAAGATGAACATAGTAAATATGAACAAAAAGAAGGCTATGTTTTAAAAACGGGTAAAAATTCTGAAGCATTACAAGAAATCAGAAAATATCTCGAAGAAAAATCAAAATGTAAAAACTCTGAGTGTAAAACTATTAAAAAATCTGCAAAAGATTTGAAGTTTATACAAAATGGTGGGTTTTGCATGAATTGTACATCAATAAGAGAAACCGAATTAAGAGCGGTTGGATTATTTCAAGAATATCAAGATTATAAGATATTTACTCGTATGATTGTGTTTGGTAAAACAAAATTAGAAGAATTAAAACAATCACTAAAAGATATCAAACCATTTTATGAATATGTAAATGAAGATGGAACGGTTGAAAAGTGGGAATTACCAAATTCGATTGAAGATACAAAAAAAGATATTCAAGAAATGATAGATAATGGGACAAAAGAAATCGAAGAGTTAGAAAACAAAAGAATTAAGGCCTTCGATATATTAAAGGAAAAAAATTATGAGCATTTTATTTAGTTTACTATCAAAAAGGTGGAAAGAATTATTTATCCTACTATTAATAGGAGTTATCTTTTTAATGAGAGGATGTGGAACGGATTTCGAAGATAAAGAAATCATTAATGTAGATGGTAAAGATTTTGAATTAATAAAAAAAGAAATAGATACTGTATTTGTAGAAAAAGAAGTTAAAGTAACAAAGTATGTACCAAAGTACATTACAAAAGAAGTAATTAAAGAAGTTGAAATACCAATAGATGTAGATTCACTTGCAATTATTAAAGATTATTTTTCTAAAATAACAGTAAAAGATACATTGAACTTAACTTATGAGTTCCCAACAGAAGTAACTGATTCATTAGGAGCAAAACCAGATAGTAGTTTAGGATTTGGTATTCTTACTGATGTTATTTCACAAAATAGAATCGAATCAAGAGAAATTGATTGGTTCTTCAAGATTCCAACTGTTTACAATACTACCATTGTAAAAGAGTTACCTAAAAACGAATTTTATTATGGTTTCGGATTAGGAGTTGACCAAACAAATGGGTTTGGTAACTTAAGTGTTAATGGATTGTTAAAAACTAAGAAGATGAATATCTATGGATTGAATGTAGGTTTATCTAATCAAGGTGGAGAATACAAACCATTCGTTGGAACATCTCTCTATTGGAAAATAGGAAAAAAATAAAAAATGGCTAAACAGAGTTTAAAGGAAATAATTAAACTTGAGTATCAAAAATGTGCACAAGACCCAATCTACTTTATGAAAAAGTATTGTATGATTCAGCATCCTGTGCGAGGTAAGATTCCTTTTCACTTATATCAGTTTCAAGAAAGAACTTTAGACCAATTCGCAGAACATCGTTATAACATTATCCTTAAATCTCGACAAACAGGTATCTCAACCTTAACTGCGGGATTTTCACTTTGGAAAATGTTATTCAATCAAGATTTTAATGTATTAGTAATTGCAACTAAACAAGAAGTTGCCAAGAACCTTGTAACGAAGGTTCGTGTAATGAATCAGTACTTACCATCATGGTTAAAACAAACAACAGTAGAAGATAACAAACTATCCTTAAGATACTCGAATGGTTCTCAGATAAAAGCAACTTCAGCCGCTGGTGATGCTGGTCGTTCTGAAGCATTATCCTTATTGGTATTTGATGAAGCTGCATTTATTGATAAGATTGAAGATATTTGGATATCAGCACAATCTACCTTATCAACGGGTGGTAATGCAATTATTCTTTCTACACCAAATGGTGTCGGAAATTTCTTTCATAAAACTTGGGTAGGTGCTGAAGAAGAAGAAAACGGATTCAATCCAATCAGATTACATTGGAGTGTTCATCCTGAAAGAAATCAAGATTGGAGAGATGAACAAGAAGTACTATTAGGAGTAAAGGGAGCCGCACAAGAATGTGATTGTGATTTCGTTTCTTCTGGTGATACTGTGATTGACCCTCAACTTCTTATGTTCTATAAAGAATCCTTTTGTCAAGAACCAATAGAGAAAACAGGATTCGATGGAAACCTTTGGAAGTGGGAATATCCCAACTATAATAAAACATATATGGTAGTTGCGGATGTTGCTCGTGGAGATTCAACTGATTATTCAGCATGTCATGTTATAGATGTTGAAGAAGCTTCACAAGTTGCAGAATACAGAGGTAAATTGGATACTAAAGATTTTGGAAACTTTTTAGTTTCATTGGCAACTGATTACAATCAAGCACTATTAGTAATTGAAAACGCAAATATTGGTTGGGCAGTTATACAACAAGTAATTGATAGAGGATATGGAAATCTTTTCTACATGAGTAAAGATTTAAAGTATGTAGATGTTGAACATCAACTATCAAATAGATACCGTGCCGAGGAACGAGGGATGGTTGCAGGATTTTCGACAACTTCTAAAACTCGACCTTTGATTATATCAAAGTTGGATGATTATTTTAGAGATAAATCTGTAACAGTTCGTTCAACACGATTAATTGATGAATTGTTTACATTTATATGGAGAGGAAATAGAGCCGAAGCCATGAGTGGATACAATGATGATTTAACAATGGCATTCGCAATCGGATTGTGGGTTAGAGATACTGCACTTAGATTAAGACAAGAAGGAATTGATTTAACAAAACAAGCATTAGGTGGTATTGGAGCACATTCATTGGATGTAGTTGGTATGGGATTTGGTGGTAACTCTTCAATGGAAGATAATCCTTGGAAACAAAGGGTTGGTGATAGAGATGAGGATTTAACTTGGTTAATTAAATAAATCTATATTTATATAGTAAGGAGAAAAATATTATGATTTCAATGAAAAAATTAATTAGTGAAAACGAAAACGAATCTTATTGTAATGAGTATTTCGTAGAAAATTACAATGATATTAAAGAATTCTGTGAATTCATGGAATCGTATAAATCTGATATTAACGAAGCAGAATACCAAGGAAGAAAAGTAAAACTTGGTAAACCAATGCAAGGTGATGTTAAAAAATTCAAAGTATATGTTAAAAATCCTCAAGGTAATGTAGTAAAAGTAAACTTTGGTCACAAAGGTAAGGGAAATGAAAAGACGATGAAAATTCGTAAGAACAATCCAGATGCAAGAAAAGCATTTAGAGCAAGACACAATTGTGATTCACCAGGTCCAAGACATAAAGCTAGATACTGGTCATGTAGAAAGTGGTAAAATAAAATTAAAAGGTTATAAAATTAAATTAGGAACAAGATGGCAGATACTTCATTTTTTGGTAGATTAACGAAACTCTTCAGAGCTCAAGCAGTTGTTACTGTCGATAAAGATGGTAAGAGAAAAGTTGTTGATACCGATGAAAGACAACAAACAAATTTATCTTCTCTAAGAGATAGATATACGAAACTACAAAAAAGTTTCTTTGAACAAGCAGGTGGTGCTCAATCAATGGCATACCAACAAGTTCGTAGAGAAGTTTTTAGAGATTACGATGCGATGGATAACGACCCAATATTAGCATCAGCTCTCGATATATACGCAGATGAATCAACACTAAAGAACGAATTTGGTGATACTCTTATGATTCACTCAGATAATCAAAAAGTACAAGATTTATTAAACAACTTATTCTATGATATTCTTAATGTTGAATTCAACTTATGGCCATGGGTAAGAAATATGTGTAAGTATGGGGATTTCTTCTTAGGTTTAGAAATTGCTGAAGGTAAAGGTATTGTTAACGTAACACCTCATTCAGTTTACAACACAGAAAGATTAGAAAGAACAGACCCTTCAAATCCAAATTCAGTAAAATTTAAAATTACTGAGGACCCGAATGGAAAAGAACAATATGAAAACTTTGAAGTTGCTCATTTTAGATTATTAGCAGATACTAACTGGTTACCATATGGTAAATCTATGATTGAGAATGGTAGAAGATTGTGGAAACAATTATCTTTAATGGAAGATGCTATGTTAATCCATAGAATTATGAGAGCACCTGAAAAAAGAGTTTTCAAAATTGATATCGGTAATATCCCACCAACAGAAGTAGATAACTATATGCAAAGAATTATGAACAAAATGAAGAAAGTTCCTTTTGTTGATAGAAATACTGGTGATTACAACTTAAAGTACAATATGCAAAACCTAACAGAAGATTTCTATCTTCCTGTTCGTGGTGGTGATAGTGGAACATCTATTGATAATCTTGCAGGATTAGAGTATGCAACCATCGATGATATTGATTACCTAAAAAATAAATTATTCGCAGCATTAAAGATTCCAAGAGCTTATTTAGGATATGAGGAAAATGTAAATGGTAAAGCAACTCTTGCCGCTGAAGATGTAAGATTTGCAAGAACAATAGAAAGAATCCAAAGAACAGTAATTTCAGAATTATCTAAGATTGCAATTGTTCACTTATACTCACAAGGAATTACTGATTCAGAAATGACTAACTTTGAATTAGGATTAGTAAATCCATCTACAATTTACGAACAAGAAAAAGTAAACTTGTGGAGTGAAAAAATTAGATTGGCTCAAGATATTCAAGGTCTTAATATGTTATCCAAAGATTGGGTATATGAAAACATCTTTAAACTAAGTGGTGGTGAACAAGATGAACAGAGAGTTAGGATGTTGGATGACTTAAAAGATAGATTTAGATTCCGTTCTATTGAAGATGAAGGTTCAGACCCTGCACAAGAAGATGAAGAACCAGATGATATAGAAGAACAAATTGAAAATATCAAAAAAGAAATTAAAGATAAAGGTGGTAGACCAAGAGAGGGTGGAACTTATAAAAAAGATAAACATCCACTTGGTAGAGACCCACTCGGTGATGATGAAAGAACGAAAAAACGTTCAAGAACTTCTGAAGATAAGGCAATTAAATATATTAATGGTATAGCGGCTAAAAGGAAGTATTTACACGAAATGAAAGGTATGTTAGATGAAAATAATATACTTGACCAAGAATAATTTAGTTTAACTTTTATAATTTTATATTTATATTAGGGAATTTTTACTATATCATAATAGGAAACAAATAAGATGAGAAAAATAAAACATTCAAAATTTAAGAATACTGGATTCCTTTTTGAGCTTTTAACTCGACAAATTACCGTTGAAATACTTAATGGTAGCGAGGAAAAGTCAAAAGGAATCATCAAAGAATTCTATGGAAGAGGAACTGAGCTATCAAAAGAACTCAGATTATTCAACCTACTTATAAACGAAAAATACAATACAGATTCAAAGGCTGAAAAGTTTATTGATGCTATTTTAGAAGCACATACTAAAATAAATTATACAAAACTTCAACGAGAAAAGTACAATCTTGTTAAATCCATCAAGGAGAACTTCGAAATTAATAATTTCTTATCTTCCCCGGTAACAAACTACAAAATTTTAGCTTCAATTCATAAACTTTTTGAAGGTAAAAAGAATGATATTCTTGATGTTAAGGACGTATTCGATTCTAAAATCACTCTTGTAGAACACATCTCATCTAATTCCCAAAATTCAAAAGGTGTTACGCAAGATAAATTAGTAGAGGAATATAGAAAACAAGAGAAGGACCTAAGGTTGTTGACATATAAAATACTTGTTGAAACTTTTAACAAAAAATATACTACTCTAAATGAATCACAGAAGGGTTTATTAAGAGAATATATTAATAACGTAACTAATACATCAAAGTTTAACGAGTATTATGATTCTCAATTAGTCGAAACTATTACTACTTTACATGGTATGTACAAGAGTATGAAGGATAAGATTACAAAAATCAAGTTGAGAGAAACAATTAATGTTCTTAAAAAACAAAAAATTGGTAAAAAGATTACCGATGAACAAGTTTCAGCTTTGATGATGTCTTATGAATTGATTAAGGAGATAAAAAATGTCAATGAACGAAAATCTTAAAGAGTATTTAGATGAATTAATTCAAGAAATTGAAAAAGAACTTGAAGAGGCTACTACAACAGGTAACGTAGCTGGTTACCAAACCCCTAAAGCATTTTCTGATAAAGGTAAATCTGATAAAAAAAGAAAGAAAAAAATCGCAACTGCACTTGGTTATAGTGTAGTGGGTGATGATGTTGATAACATCTCTGAGGCAATCAAAGGTAGAAACAACAAAACAGGTGAATCCTTTGGAATGGTTATCGGTTCTGATAAACAAGGTAACAATGGATACGAACTTACCGTAAGAAAAACTTACAATTCAAGAATAAGTGCATATGGATTTATTTTTGATAAAGATTCCAACCTAACTGATATTCGTGATTATGGATATTCACTCGATGGTAAGTTTCCTGATATGAAAGGTCATGCAAGTTCAACATCAGTAAGACCTAACAAAAGAGAAACTATTACTCAAATAGCTAAAATTACTTCCCCAGCATTTGCAAAAAAGATTTATCAGCACGTTCAAAAGAATAACAAAATGGATGAATCAGTAAACGAAG